AGATTGTGGCTTGCAAAGATTGCAACTCAGCAAAGTCCGACCAAGAGGATTGGTCTCCTAATAGCGGAGAACAAAAAGAGAAAAACACATGGGCATGGGAAGATGGAAAATTTCGCAAGAGAAACTGGTAATGAAAAAACAAAGCGGCGGAAAACGGATTGGTTCTGGAAGGAAAAAAGGCTCCGGAAAAGGAAGGCAAAAGATCAGCAAATCAATTTCAGCATCGGAATCATTCTGGCAAAAGATTGATCTTGTAAGAGGTGAAAAATCACGCAGCAAATATATCGTTGATGAATTGAACAAGAGCTAAAAATGCTTGACGCACTAAATGCTGTTTGCGATTATTGGACGGAAGACTGCTTGTTATCGAGGCAATGCAGGGACGCAATAAATTGACATAACACACCAACAAATGGGATTACAGAAATCATTCTTCGGATTGCCTCTTGCGACCCTGCAAGAATTGCAAACGGACTTTATCGCTTGCCTAAAAGCAATCGCAGTTGCGGGAGCATCTTACAGCATAGCGGGGCGCAGCTTCACGAGGGCAAATCTTGCCGAAGTTTCGCAAACCATCAAAGAACTTCAGGCCGCGATTGATGCGGTATCAGGCAATCGTGTAAAAAGATTCGTTTCAACATTCCCCACCCAACGACCATAATGGAAAAAGATTTTATCACAAAAGCGATCTCGTTTATTTCGCCAAAACTGGCACTCAACAGAATGGTCGAGCAGTCAAGACTGCGAAACTTCGGAAGATTTGATTCTGCGTTGATAAGTGACAAGCGGGGGATTCCAAGGAACATATCAGGGGCAGAAGACACATCGGGAACAAGGGAAAGGTATTCTCTCATTCGCGCAGCAAGAGACCTCGCGGACAACTTTTCACCAGTTAAATCAATCCTGCTAAAATTCTCGACCTATGTTGCTGGTCGGATTGGCTATCAGGCACGAACAGGCGACAAGGTTATTGATTCGCAGATCGAAGCATATTGGGAAAAGTGGTGCAAAGAATGTGATTTCTTGAGGCGGCATGACTTCACGGCATTGCTTCAACTCGCTACAATCGCAACGCTCCGAGACGGAGACTGCGGATTTATCATTGTTCGTGATGGGGAAAATTTAAGACTTCAATCGGTTGAGGCTGATCGCATCGGATCACCTTATGACAGGACTGACACGGATAAATACATTGGTGGAATCAATGTTGATGAGTATGGCAGACCATTTTCTTACACGATTTTCCAGAGGACGATTAACAATCAATTCGTTTCACCAACAGACATTGCGGCAGAGGAATTTATTCACATTTTTGATGCTACGCGACTTGATGAATATCGCGGCAGATCAGCATTCGCCGCAGCATTGAACGCAACGAGAGACTTGCAAGAGGCAATCAAAGCCGAAGTGATGGCAATCAAATACGCTTCATACCAGAGCGGCATTATCACGACAGAATTAGGTTCCGCTGATCCATCTGATTACTTTTCCCGTTCTGCTCCAAACGATCAGGGGCAAACAACCAGATTGCAAAGCCTCGACCCTGCGACCGTCAATTATCTTTCAGCGGGAGAGAAAATGGAAATGTTCAAGTCGGATCGTCCGACAGGCGCATTCGGGGAGTTCATAAAGCTGATCCAAGCTCATATTTGCATGGCGGTTGGCCTTCCCTATGGATTCGCCTATGACGCTGATAAAAGCGGCCCAATGGCTCGCATGGACGCAGCAATGGCCGAGCGAACTTTTCTCCGTTGGAGGGGTTTGTTGGAAAGCCAATTTCTGAACAAGATAAAAAATATTATCTTGCTGGATGCGGTGTCCCGAGGATTGCTTCCAGACTCCGAATATATTCTTGATGGAAGATGGTGTTGGCCAGCAAAGGTGAGCATTGATTACGGGCGTGAGGCAAGCGCAGATATTGCACTTTGGAAGGCTGGGCTAAAAACAGCATCGCAGATTTATGCCGACTCAGGCGAAGATTACGAAGAGGCATTACGGGCAAGAGCAAAAGAGGCTTCAATAATAAAAGATTTGGGACAAGAATTTGGATTACAGCCAATTAGAATTTCTGATTCAGTTCCCGAGACGGTTATTGATTCGTTGGATACCGATGGTGCCGCACCATTGATTGAGACGATCGGCATTGGTGGCACTCAATCCCTGATGTTACTTATTTCGGCAATGGCTGGCGGTCAATTAACATCTGCTCAAGCTGCGGTTCTGATGAAATCGGTGTTCGGATTGGATGATGTCGCTATCGATGCCTTCATAAAAACGGCACCGCAAAGCGCAACGCCACAACCGCAAATTCCAACAGGATTTGCCGATGAAAACAAACCGACCGCAGGAATGATTTCTGAAGCAAAGAAGGGGCTTGAATGGCGTAGAAAATTTGGAAGGGGCGGGACGCTTGTTGGCGTGGCCAGAGCGAGAGATATTTCAAATGGTAAAGACCTTTCCGACGATACGGTGAAAAGAATGCACTCTTTTTTTTCACGCCATGAGGTAGATAAAAAAGGGAAAGGATTCACGCCGAACGAAGACGGATTCCCATCAAATGGCCGAATTGCTTGGGCGTTGTGGGGGGGGGATGCTGGGCAAACTTGGGCAAGAGGGAGAGCTGAAAAAATGCGCGAAGAAAAGTAATTTTGACATTCATGCCGTAGCATGAATGTAATTGAAGGCGTATCTGTAATTTCAATCGGTGAGGCAAAGGGACATGGGATTTATGTCGATAGTCAAACTTTGCTTGAGGTAAAGGGCTGCGCTGAATCTTATAGGGGCGGGGTTAAAGTGAATCTCGATCACGGGGCAGGGATCAGAGACATCGTTGGATATTGCACCAACTTCCGCATTGAAAACGACAAGTTGGTTGCCGATCTAAACCTTTTGGAGTCTTCTCCGATGAAGGAATATGTCTTGGAAATCTCCACAAAACTTCCAGATACATTCGGAATCTCAATTTCATTTAGCGGACCAACACGCGAATCAAATGGAATGTTTTTTGCAAGCTGCGAAGAGCTTTATTCCGCTGATTTAGTTCAAACGCCAGCGGCAAACGCGACAGGGCTTTTCAGCTTTACGGCAAAGCCAGTTGACAATTCTCACATGGAAATGGCTGAAACAACCGAAACACCAGATATGCCCGATTCCGAAGAGGGAGTAACAATTGTTGAACTCGCAAAGCGTATGGACGCCTTGGAAGAGACGATGCTCACCTACAAGACTCAAATGGAAGCAATGATGCCAGCCGCTCCGATGAAAGATGAAGTCATCGAGGTAATGGGAGTTGCTGAAAAGCTTGAAGCAAAACTCGACCGCATCATTTCCAACTTTGGCGCAATGCCAGTTAAGGCATCGGTTGCCGTTGAGGATAAGAAAGCTGATTTTTCTCTCAAGGGTTTGATCGTTGAGAAAACCAAGGAACTCGGCAGTCGCACAGCCGCAATCAAGTTTGCCATGGCAAACCACCCAACCGAATACATCGCAGCACGCGATAATAACGAACTCAATTTCTAATTTTAATTTATGGCAACACAAAATGACAATGGCTTCCGGAGTTTTAACTTCGCCGCAGCCGTAACAGCAAACAGCCTCGTTGCAATCAGCGGGGATAACGCCGCTCAAATTGCGGCAACAGGTGCTTCCGCAATTGGAGTGCTTCAAGATGACGTTGCCGCAAACGATCAAGGCAGCGTGAAATTGTTCTTCGCCTCGCAATTCGGAATTGTGACCTCTGGCGTTAGCGTTACCGCTGGGAATACCGTTTACGCTATCACAGGCGGCGGCATCCTTGGTGTTTACGCAAATGCAAGCACCGTAACTTTGGGCGTTGCTATCAACAGCGGAGTCGCTGGTGATGTTGTCGAATACGTCCCTAAATTCAATCAGTAACCTTTTAATTTTATGGCACTATCATACACAACCATTCGCGCTGACATTGCTCAAGCGGTCTTTGAGGGACTCAGCAACAATAACAATCTTTTCATTGGCACGGAAGTGATGCCAATTTATAGCGCAGATGTTCGCTCTGGCGCATATCTGAAACTGAACCTTGGCGATGCTGAACTGCTCAACGATGACGCATTGAAGGTTGCCGCTGGTTCTGGCTACGCTCGCACAAGTCGCCGTTTCGCAAGCGATACATACGATGCGATTGAATACGGTCTTGAAGAGGTTCTTCCAGACTCCAATCGCCGCGACCTCGACAGATTCTTCGATACTGAAGTGAATATCGCCGCGATGCTCCTGCGCCAAATCCAAATCAGCCATGAGGCTCGCGTTGCTACAGCAACCTTCGCCGCTAATGGTTTGACTGCGATCTCCGCAACAGCCGCCTACACAGAAGCGAACATCACCAGTTTCAATGTCCCTGGAGATGTTGCAGCAGCAAAGCTGGAACTCGCCAAGTATGGTGTGCTTCCGAACACATTGGTTATGTCACAACCTGTTTTTGAGCGCATTCGCCGCTCGACATTTGTGCAAAACCAATTCTTCGGTGTTGTTGCCACAAATCAAAGCCGCTTGCTGAATGAGGCAGAACTCGCTGCGGCAGTTGGAGTGGATCGCGTTCTTGTTGGTCGCGGTGCAAAGAATCAAGCCAAAAAAGGACAACCTTATTCTGGCGGATTCCTCTGGTCGAACACCTACCTTGCGCTTTGTAACACCGTTGGCGGTGACTTTGCTGGTGGCGGATTCGGTCGCACAATCATCTGGGCGCAGGATTCTCCTGTTCCATTTGTTTCCGAGACCTACCGCGATGAGGCACGCCGCGCAGATGTTCTTCGCGTTCGTCAGAACTCCGCTGAGAAAGTTATCGACGGATCGAGCATCATTCGCATCACCACAGGATTTGCCTGATATGTAGGTTTAGTGTGTTATGTTTGGGTTCATATACCCCGCTCCATACGGAGCGGGGTTTTGCTTTTGACATAAAACCCGAAATAGATATGAACCGAAAAAATAAGTTGGTAGCTGGGCTGATTTGCGGCAATGAAGAGCCAAGGATCGAGCGATGCGTAAAGTCACTTCAACAAATTTGCGATGAAATTGTAATCATCCGAGCGATTGGTTCACTTGAGCCAGACAAGACGTTAAGCATTGCAAAAAAGCTTGGGTGTTATGTGGGGGAATATTTTAACTCTCCACTTGTTGCCGAGTGGGCTCACTTGGATGATTTTGGAGCGGCAAGGAATCAAGCGTTCGCACAAGCCTACGAGCTTGCAGGAGTCGATGGGTGGTCAATGTGGGCGGACTGCGACGATGTTCTCATGCCGGAGATGGCAGAACCTCACCTAAAAGCGTTGCAAGATTGCCCGTCAGACTTCCAATGGATTCTTACAGACTATGTAATTGCAGAGCAAAACAAGCGCGCTCCGAGGGAGAGGTTCTTCCGTTACAAAACGGGATGGTGGCATCGCCCGATTCACGAAAATGTCCAACCTACAAATGACGTGAAGCTATACATGAGGCGCGACCTTGAGATTGTTCATCAACCTCCAATCGGCGTTCGGCCAAGCAACGAAAGGAACAAGCGGATTTTGATGCACAACGACAAAATGTCATCGCATTACAAATTTTACCTTCATTACGAAAACTTCATCACCGGAAACCATGCCGAGTCTGCAAAGTATGGTTCTGAGGCATTAGCGATGATCGACCTTGATGGCGTTCATAAATACGAGACGCTTATGAATTGCTCGATGCTGACAACAGAGGAAACGGCATTGCGCCTTGTAAAACAGGCGAGAGCATTAGAACCAAACAGGCGCGAGGCATACGGATTGGAAGCTTCAACTTTGCTTGATAACAAAAAGCCAGAAGAGGCGTTGTTACTTGTTGAGGAAATGCTGAAGATTCCTGTTCCAAGCTTTAAGCAGTGGACGCACAGAGAAGAGTGGTATACGTGGAAGGCTCAACACCTAAAAGCGTGGTGCTTACGAGAATTGGGACGAGGCGATGAAGCGAAGGGATTTGAAATGTCGGTTCTGAATTCTTCCGCACTTCCCAAAATATCCTTGATTCATGCCACAAGGGGCAGACCGTTAGTCGCAACTCAGGCAATGGCAATGTGGTTTGCAAGGGCAAAACATCCAGAAAGGATCGAGCATATCTTTGTTTTTGATGAGGACGATGAAAAATCAAAAACTCTTCAAAGATTTAGGCACATAATTCAGAAGGATAACGGATATTCAGTCGGTGCGTGGAATTTAGGTGCGAAAGAATGTATCGGGGACATAATTATTCAGTTGTCGGATGATTGGGAATGCCCTCCCGCATGGGATGAAATGATTGAAGCGAGGCTTGATATTACAAAGGAACAAGTTCTTCGCATTTCTGATGGATACAGAAAAGACGAATTGTTGTGCATGGCGATCCTGACAAAACCATATTTTGAAAAGCATGGGCTTTTTAACCCTGCCTTCAAAAATGTTTACTCAGACACGGACTTTACATTTAGGGCAGCAAAAAATAATGCGATTGTTGAGGCAAAGGACATCGCAATAATTCATCATCATCCGTTTTGGGAGAATAGGCCGCTTGACGCGACTTATGAGCGAGGGAATGATGTTGAGGAATACAACAGAGCAAAGAAGATATTTGAAGGAATCCACGGCAATGCTTGAGAATTACAGAAAAGACGAATTCGGTGTGATTTCTCAGATTGAAATTGCAGAGAAAACGAACTACGACAAAAAATACATTGCCGACAGATACAAAAAATATCCTGAGAAATGCCAGCAAATGGCGCACTTGCGTTTGGGCTTCATCGTTGGGGCGATCGGCCATGTTCCAAGTTCAATTTTGGATGTTGGCTATGGAAGCGGAGAGTTTTTAGACGCTGCAAAGAACATCATCCCGCATTGCTTCGGAAACGACATCACAGGAATAATGCCGCCAACTGGGGTTAAATTTGTTGAAGATATTTTTAGCATCGGCGTGGAAGTTGTAACATTTTTTGACGTGTTAGAGCATTTCGAGAATCCAGCACCAACAATTGAAAATTTGAATTGCCGATATGTTGTCATTTCTGTTCCACATTGCCATTACCCATCGGACGATTGGTTCAAATCTTGGAAGCACAGGCGAGAAGACGAACACCTGCACCACTTCAAGACAGATTCTCTGATAGCAATTATGCGCTCTTGCAATTTCTTGCCAATCATCGACTCGGATATTGAGGATACAATACGAAAAGACGGCAACAAGAACATCCTTTCAATGGTGTTTGAGAGAATATGAGAATTTTAATAATTTATCACTTGCGACTTGGCGACATTTTGCGATGCCTTCCAATCGCTGAATACTTTCACAAATTAGGAAACGAGGTTGTATTTGAATGCAACGAGGAATATCACAACCTTTTTGAGACGGTTGATTATTGTGCGCCTTGCCGTCCAGATTCTGACAGGAATTACTTCGACAGGGTGATTGATCTTCAGATTTGGCCGAATAGGTATAATAATTTCAGAACGAGCGGGAAAAAATGGGCTGATTACATTTGGGATTTGATTGAAGAAGGAGAGGAAATACCAAGGGAAATACATTTAAACGCTCCTGCAATTTGCGTTCCTCCAATAATACAGGACTCGGTTCTATGCTTCCCGCTTGGATACTCGCAAAACATCAGATACGACACATCCAAAATCATTCAACTTGCCCATATAATTGCGAATGGGAATCCTGTGATTTGCGTTGGAAAGAAAGACCTCGGAATGCGTGAGTTTGATTCAATCGAGACGCTTTGCGCATACATAGCAAAGGCAAGGCAGGTCGTTACCATCAACTCGGCACCAACGGTCATTTGCTCTGCTCTCCGTTCTTCTTGGTTTCACATTCCAGATTCTGAACAAGATGATTTTTCCCATGCAAATCAAAAGAGACTCGCAGCGATTTGACTTAACAACCAATTGTGGGGCTACTTGATATTTTAACAAATGACCTGTATGCGGTGATGAACGAATTGCCAGTAGGCGTTTCCTTCAACGGCAATGTTTTTACCGCAAACAGAACGGCATATAGGCGCGACAATTCTCTCAGCGAAGGGGGATTTATGAACGATGTGAATATGTCAATCATTGCCGCATACGATGCGATAACCCAATCGATTTCTTTAGGCGACACGCTGGTTATTGGCGGCAGGAAATTCCGAGTAACCTCCGCCGAATTGGCGCAGGATGCCGTAAGCGTGAACTTTACTTTGGAGGATATAAATAAATGAGCGACAACAATCTTTTTTTCAATTCTGAGGAAATACGCGATCTCCCATTACGGACTGAATTTGTCACTGGTCCGGCTGGACCGACAGGAAACCAAGGGGCAGCGGGAGTAGGCGTTACGATTGGCGGGATAACAGGGCAAGTTTTAGCCAAAAAATCAAACGCCAACTATGATACAGAATGGATCAATTCGGTTAGCGTTGTAAGCTGGGGAACAATTACAGGCACGCTTTCAAATCAAACCGATTTGCAGGATGTTCTAAATGCGAAGGCACCATCAACGGGGATTTCACCATCGGCAATATCAGGCACGGCAGTAATTACTACCGACCCGAGGCTATCAGATTCACGCTCTCCGAACGGATCAGCAACGGGTGATTTAGGCGGCACATATCCCGCTCCAAGCGTTGCAAAACTCCAAGGGTATTCTGTATCCGCAACGAGTCCATCAATCGGCCAGATTTTGCAATGGGGCGGATCGTCATGGTTGCCAGCGGCTATCCCGCAGGGAGGTTCTGGTGGCGGTGGGGTAAACTACTTTTTCAACTTTAACGAGGCGGCAGTTGCTCCCATCACGGGATTGCCGACAAGTCCGCAATCGGCTGCAAGGCTCTCAAGGTTTGCAACAATAACGCAGTCGGCTATCACATCGGCGCACTTGTCGAAAGTTGCGTATGATTTAGTCGCTGGATTTGTAAGCGATCCTGCCGATCCAAATGTGACCCAAATTCCTGCTGGATTATGGGACTTCAATATTTGGGCAGACTCAAATGCGAATAGCTCAGACGAGTGTATCCTTAGATTGTTTGTCTACAAATACAACGGGACAACGACAACTTTATTATCGGAGTCGGATGACATTTATGTTTATGATCCCACGGTCATAAACCAATACTCAGCATCGGTTGTTTTCCCGTTTACAACAATCCTTGCGACCGACCGGATATACATTGAGCTTAGAGGCAAAGCCACGCAGAATAACATTCACATTTCACTTCACTTCGGGAATGTTACGCCATCCCACGCGCACACGACATTTTCATCTGTAGCTGGAACGGGCGTTGTCAAAGTTGTAAATGGTGTTTTCCAAACACCAGCAAACTTGATTTTTGACGCTGATGTTGACGCAGCGGCAGCGATTGCACAAAGCAAAATTGCAAGCCTTACAAGTGACTTGGCAGGGAAAGCACCATCGACAGGGATTTCTCCGAGTGCCATTTCTGGAACAGCAGTAATTACTACAGACGCGAGGTTAAGCGATGCCAGATCGCCAACCTCTCACGCCTCTTCTCATGCCGTTGGCGGGTCTGATCCCTTAACGCCTTTGGCAATCGCTGCAGTAGGTAGCAACCCAACTGGAATCACAGGAGCAGAAGCAGTAACAAATATGGTATCTCTTACACAGACGGAATATAACAATATTCCAACGCCTGATACGAAAACTCTTTACATTATTACAGACTAATGCCTACAACTACTGGGAAAATCTATCTTGGCACTACTCTTGTATCTGGCGTGACACCCGATTCTGGTTGGGTTCGACCAAGCGATTGGATTGCTATGCCAATAATTACTTCTTCAGAACAGAAAGCTGCCGCGCTTGTTCTTGTTGGAGACAATAACAGCAATTTTTTTGCTTTTCGTTGTTCCAAAGAATATACCGTTGATTGGGGTGACGGTATCATTGAAAATATTGCAACTGGAGTTACAGCGCAGCATAATTATGTTTATAGCAGTCTCTCCGCATCAACAGAAATTGGGCCGATTGGTTCTAAAATGCGACAGGCAATGATTGTCATAACCCCGCAAGCAGGAGTAGACCTTACATCTATCTCGTTTAATTTTAAGCACTCAGCACTTGGGATCACGTCATATACTACTCCAATTCTTGAAATTACCTTATCCGCTCCAAATTGCACAACATTGGCAATCGGTGGGACAATAGCAGGAACAAGATTGCTTCAACAATGCACTATTCTTTCGCATAATGCGACAAATTTAGAAAATTTATTTAATGTTTGCTCTTCGCTTCAAAGTGTTCCGTTATTTAATACCTCTGCGGTAACAAGTATAAATGGTATGTTTAGTGGGTGTTCCTCACTTCAAAATGTTCCGTTGCTTAATACTTCGGCTGTAACAAACATGAATTTTATGTTCAATTTTTGCCCCTCACTTCAAAACATTCCGTTGTTTAATACTTCTGCTGTAACAAACATGATTAGCATGTTTACTGGGTGTTCCTCGCTTCAGGGCATTCCTTTATTAAATACTTCGGCGGTAACAAACATGACCAGTATGTTTACTGGATGCACATCACTTCAGGGCATTCCATTATTAAATACTTCGGCGGTAACAAACATGTCCAGCATGTTTTCCAATTGCACATCACTTCAAAGTATGCCTTTATTAAATACTTCGGCGGTAACAAACATGACCAGTATATTTTCTGGATGCACATCACTTCAGAGCATTTCTTTATTTAATACTTCTTTAGCACAATCAATGGCCGTTATGTTTAACAATTGTAGATCGCTTCAGAGCATTCCAGCACTTGATTGCTCAAGCGCAACAAACATGAGTCTTTTTGTTTCAAGTGGCAGCTCACTTAAACGGGTTTTAGCAACAGGTATAAAGAGCAGTGTTTCATTTTCAAGTTCCACGCTTGGCGCAACCGAACTAAACGAAATTTACACTAACCTTGCCGATTTAACTGCGCTACCAACACAAACCATAACCGTATCAAACAACTACGGAACAGCAACGGACAACCGCGCAATCGCAACAGCAAAAAATTGGACCGTTGCAGGATAATTTTATATGGAAAACACATCTGGATTTTACAAGGAGGAAAGCGGAGAGTTGATTTATGGGCCAAATTTTGTGCTCAATAAAAACTACGAACTCCGCAAGGAAACGCACGAACAGCATACATATCCCGTCGATGGGTGGTATTGGTTCGATTCCCAAGCTGAAGCAAAATTATTTTTAATTAAAGCCTGATTGGACGCCATGAAAATTGAGGATATAAACAGGGGGATTGATATTATCGCAAAGCTTGCCGCCCCAATCGGAGTAATAATAATGATCTGGTTGCAATCTCAATTTGTAACACGGGTTGAGTTTCAAAAAATTGACGATAGGATTTCCAAGATCGAGCAGGTTTTGATTCGGATGGAAGCGAATGCTGAGGTGGACAAGAGGCATGACATAATTTTAGCAGATCACGAACTAAGGATTCGAGGAGTAGAAAAAAGATGATTATTCAACAGGCAGCAACCTATACGCTCACGCTTGAAAAGGCGTTGACGGACGCTTTTATTTTGGCACTACAACAAGAGATGCGCGGGGCATTAGTTGTTACGGCATCGGAAAACTTCAATCAAATTTCCTTACCCGCTTGCTTCGTTAAATGCACTCGCAACCAAGAATCGATTGTAAACTCTGCGATCTTTCAATTCTCTGTGGATGTTATCCTACTGGCACAGGCTGATGATACGGACGCTCAAGCAGTTGAAAACCTATGGTCAAATATCCTGTGTATTTCGCACGATGTTTTCGGGTTAAAGGACAAGCTGAACGCAATACGACCGCAGTTTGCATACGTGTATGGAATCTTGAGAGATGGTCCGGTTTCATTTGCAACGAACGAGCGGCATTTTGAAAGAAGCGTAAGGATTACTTGCCACGCTTCTCTGATCGCCAATCCTTAGTTGACAATTTTTACGAAGTATGGCCGCTACCGTCATCACTTCCACATCCGCAGCAAACGTCTCATTCGGTGCGACTGCCGAAACTGGCATCATCCTTTCTAAATTCACTCGCACAATTCAATCGCAGAAGGCTGAAGTGTCGAACGAGGTTGGCGATATTGTCGCTCTTTCCTTTTATGGGGCTAACGCCTCCATTTCGATCTCCGGTGTGCTTAACGGGGCATCTGGCGTTGCCACAGCTGGCGTGGGAGGACTTATTACGCTTGCTAACTCGACAACTTCTGGCGGTGTAACGGGCGGCAAGATCGTGGTGGATTCCGTTTCGTTTGAAACTGGCGGCGATACCTTCAGAATGATCAATATTGACGCTACGCAGTATCCTTCGATGTAATTCAAAAAAAGCCGATGCGCTCCGGTTAAAGAGCGCAAATAAAAATGAACATTGAGACAATAAATATACAAGAAGAATACTTTTACACGGCCAATTTGAAGGCCGCGACAGCTTTAGCCACGCTCGGTTTCAAGCTGAAAAATCCCAATCCAATAACCAGAACGGTTCGTAATGACGGGAAAGAATCAACCGTATTTTGGTTTGATTCCTTGAATCACTTAGGAGAAAAGGCAGAGGACGTTTATTCGGGTATGACGAAGGGTGGAGAGGCACTTGATAAAGCCGACCCCGAGAACATCATAAATTATTTGAGGGCGTATGCTTCAAATCGGGATGTTTTTGTCGATCTGATTCGGAACACTCCGCGAATGCTTGAGGTGATTACAAATGGAAAGCATATTCTCATTCGTGAAGACGCAACGGACGAAGACAAAAGAAATATTGCTAAAATGATATGAACGACGAAATGAAAAAAGATGATGAGATTCTGAGAGAATGCGGACTCTTGGAGCGTGAACGGAAAATTGACGACATGATTGTTCGGCCAATCACAGGCGCATCATTCATGTGGATTCTGAACGAGGAAATTTTCTCTTCAGAAAACAATAAGGTTGAACAAATTGCGCAATTCTTATTTTTGCATTGCGCTTCAATCGATCAGATTCTGGATGTTGTTTACGGGACTTCAAACTTCAAAAAGGAAGTTATCAAATGGATTTCACAAACAAGCCTAAACGAACATCATTCGCGTATTCTCGCCTTTGAACCGATTGTAGATGAGGCTTGGGCTAAATACTCCGCAGCTAAAACGATTGCAAAATTTAGCCGCCAAGAAGAACTGAGCGAAAAAAAATAGCATCCCCAAGTTGGTTATGTGCCTACTTGGGGAGAATCGCTGTAATGACGGGATGGTCGCGCAACTACATTCTACACGAACTTCCATTGTATGCGGGGCTTCAGTTGATGGATTTCGATAATTGGTCAAACAATATTCCTCGCATTCATATAAACGATCAGGAGCAAGGTTCTATTGACAATTTGTCCATTATTGAAGGGGCATTTAGCACATTCAATTCAAATGGCAAAATTCAAATTCCAAGACCTAAGATTTGAGCAAATCATGAAAAGGTATGCTGACGCTAAAAATGTCTCCATTCCTGATGCCGTTATGCTGAATGCTCGCTTGTTATGCGTGGAGCTTGCGCGCAGGACGCAACCATTCGGCATGAGCGATAGCTCAAAGAAAGCAGGGGAGAAGGCAATCACAAGGGATTTGTTGGGGAAAAGCGGCGGAAGTAAAGCAAGAGCAGGATTATTTTCTCCAATCTCAGCCGTAATGGACGATGCCGTTTTCTACAAAAAAACAACCAATGTAAGGTTGTTTGTTTCTAAAGACGGCACGGTTTACGGAACGGACCGTAGTCATTTCTTGCCAGACGCAACGGAAAGCACTCTGCGAGCATTCCACAAAAAGAATTTTGTAAATGGTAGGATGTCATCTGCTGGTGGAAGAACTAAAGACATCGGGCGATGGAAGTTTGTTGATCGGTTATTTGTAGATGCTGCAACCTTGGACAATTATCTGGAAGCAACGCTTAAAAAAGTTGGTATTGCCAAGTCCGGTTGGGCGAGTTGCGCCTCGCAACTTAAAAAGATTAACAAAGGAAAACTCACGGCAAGCATTCCAAAATGGGTTCTTCGGCATTTAGAGGACTTCAGAAGCGGAGAAGTTAGAGACAATACCGCAAATAAAAACAATCCCACGGTCTTGCTTACGAACAAAGTTCCGTGGGCATCGGATGTAATTGATGTTATGGAGCAAGGCAAAGCGCAATCTATTGTTGCTCAAAAAATGAAAAAGCAACTCAGCAAAATCTTAAAAGGCGATCAATCAAAATTAGTTGAGGCATAAATTATGGCAGATGTAACCGTAGAATTTGGCGCGAAGGACGTGGGGTTTGAAAAGGTTCTCACGCAGATCCGCGAAGAGACTGAAAGACTAAAGAACAGCCTCAAGGGAACTGAGCTTGGGATGGAGGACATTGAAGTCATCATGCGGAAGATCGGTAAAAACGATGCAATGGAAAGGCGCATTCGTTCTCTTGGCGGGGCGATGGATGAAACGAAGGCAAAGACCGAAAAGTTTGCTGGCGCGGGAAACCTTGTGCGTGACTTCGCAACCGGATTTGCTTTTACAGAGATCATTTCTGGCACAAAGCAACTGATGGATGAGTTTGATCGAATCGGTGACTTGGCGGTTAGGTTTAATACATCCGCTGAAACGATTCAGAAGGTTGGCGTAGCTGCTAAAATGTCAGGAACGGATATTGAAGCGGTCGCAGGAGCAATGACCAAGGCCGGAATCGCTGCCACAAATGCCGCTGATAATGGCGGTGAAATGGCCGAGAAGTTTGCGAAGGCAGGAATCGATGCGCGAGAGTTTGCTAATGCTGATCTTGATAAAAAACTACTGATGATTTCAGCAGCGTATCAAGCAGCAGCAGGAGACGCTTCAAAACTCAACGCAATCATTTCAATAATGGGATCAAAAGGAGGGGCAAACCTTATTCCATTGATTTCAAACCTTGAGGATTTGCAAACAACAATGTCGGGCGCATCTATTGCGTCAAACGAATCTGTCGCTTCGATTCAAAAAGCTAACGATGCGATTGATGAAATGACTCAGACCCTCAAATCATGGGGCGCAGAGGTTATTGGTTTTTTAGTTGATGGAGTTCAAGGTGCAGGGGAAAGGGTTGGCAACATCCTTGCTGGCGGAGTCGGCAAAACAATAGCAGAACTTGATGCGGACATTGAAGAAATGAATGCAAAGGCACGACTCGCTAACAAGGGAGTAGTTGAGCCAAAAACTGAAGGCGTTGTTATTCCAGCTTTTGGTTCTGGGGCTGTCATGGGAGGAATGGGGATGGGAATGGGTTCGCCTGTAAATCCACAAAAATCGCAAGAAACCTTAGACTATGAAAAGCAAGTTGCCGATGAGATAGCGACGATGAAAGAAGAGGCGGCAGCAAAAGAAAAGGCATCAGCAGAAAAGGCCGCGAATGATAAAATCGCCGCGATTGAAGCGGTGAAGACGGCAGAACTTAACGCATTTAACGATCAGGTTGCTAATACGACAAGCTTGATGACAATGACAAGCGAATATAATGCGAATCTTGAAGGGATTTCTGCTACGGCAGGAGAAACCAATTCATTCCTGCAAGAGCAATCTGAAATTTTGGAGTCCAACGTAAACCTCACGGACGCTTTATCAACCTCGACAGAAGATCAGAACGAATATCTTGGTGACCAAGCAAAGCAACTTGAGATTGTTAAGGGGCTTTACGAGGACATTAACACAGAAGAGAACGAGGCGCAAAAGAAGTATCGAGAGAAAGCGGAAGAGAAGGCTAAGGGCGATCAGGAAAAGGCACAGCAGAAAGCCGAAAAGGAAAGTGAAGATGCCGCGCAGAAAGCGCAGCAGGAATATGATTCCAGTTTAACAGGGCAAGCATTCAACCGAATCGACCAAGCAAAAAAAGAGTTTAAGGTAACATCAGGGGGGCGCCTTTCGGAAAACATGAACAAGGCTCTCTCAGAAGGGCGATTTGGAGCCGCAGAAACTTACGCAAATCAAATTGCCAGAAAAGAGGCAGCTTATGAAAAAAGACAAGTCTCAACAATGGTGAAGGACAAGGGGATGACGCAATCTGAGGCTGAGGATTCTGTGCGTTCTAAGAAGGATCAAAACGATCCGATGGGAACACTTGTAAAATACACAGAAGAAATAAAAAATTCCGTTAGCAACATTGAGGACGCATTACCGCAAAAAGCATTAATCGCATAAAATTATGCCAGTAACATACCACGGAGCAACAACACTAATCGTAACGGGATCTTCTTTTACAGAATACCCATCTGGACTTATGAGGGCGGACGTTAGTTATGTTTGCAGAACAACGCAAGCGTCATCACTTTTATCACAATTAAACGCAAAAACTGCTTTACCCAGCTTCTCAACTTATACTTCGCAATTCGCAGCAACACGCGAGGATCGGAGCGATGGGTTTACATATTTTTCTGCGATCGGATACAAGGGGAACGCAGCGGCTTCAAGGATTACACTTGGCGCAGTAATTAGCAATTTTACGGTTCCTGTAAAATTTATTCAAGCAACCACGGGAACATCCCCGAGAGTATACCAGACGGATGCAGGATTACCCGCATCTGTTATCAGCGACACGATAACAAAAATTTACACAATCGCAACGAGTGCTTCAAATGCTGCGATTGGTGCTATCCCACCATCGACATTAACATTGAGGATTATCAAGCAGCCTACAATTCCTGCGGGATGGACTCTGCCAATTTCATTCTCGACTTATTTGCAAAGCACCAAAGATATTATCACTCTTGAGAGGCAAAATTATGGAACGATTGATGAAATTACGGTGACGTGGGGATTTGTTTTTAATTTTGCGAATCCATTTACGGCCACAAAAACCACATAAATTATGATCACAAAATTTCCTGTAGATTTCAGATCGAGAATCCAAGACGGAAGCGACACTTCAATTAGCGCGAACGATTTGATGCTTAACTTCTCGGCGGCATTTATTGAAATTGATTCGTCGCTCGTTACCGACTCCCCATCACCAACCGGACATACGCAAAGGCGATTGCTAATTCCTGGAGTTCCACTTAGCGGGAATCTTGTATTAAGCGCGACAGACGGAGGGTTAAGTTGGGCGGAAGGGATTCCTACTCCGCCAACTACGGGAACTTATGTTCTCGGAGTCATAGACGGCACGATACAATGGATCGCCACGGAGGAGTGCTGACATGGCAACGATCAAGCTACAGCCGAGCGGCGCGGTGGTGCTAAAGGACGGCAAGGTGAGTTGCACGTGTTGTGATACGGAGTGCTGTCTGTATCCGGCGTCACAACTTGGGGTCGGGTATGTTGCGGAGGATTTGCCTAACGGGGTCACACTCAACTTCGACGGCAATCTGTTTCCCGTAGTCAGAAGCGGATCCATCTATTTTGATATTGAGGGATATTCCACTTACATTTTAGACCGAGACGGCTCAACGTGGAGGGTCACAGTTACCACAATAATCCCTAACGAACCCCCCGACGTCGTAACGCTGCACTCGGTAGGACAGTGCCTAATCGGAAATTACTCGTATGATATCATGCCCGAGTTTCTGATTTCGGTGTTATCCCAATACGCGCAATTTTATACGGTGAGCGGACCGATAAGCGGTATCGTTGAACGAGAGAGCGATTGTGTGTGGCGCGGCGCAGGACTTACGCTCACAAATTTTAGTTATCAGTGGAAGGTCAACGGAAAAAATAAGTTAGGCTTCCAAAATACTCCGGTTGGGTCATACGAGGGAGGTTACTCCGTCTCATGACCTGCCCCCACATCACCACCAGCACAAAAGAATACAATGCTTGCGGCCTTGGAATGTATGGCGGCAAGCCCAGCCACGGCACATGCGCTAAATGTATCGAGAGCGGCGAGAACACGCCTGAGTATGCCGCCGAACTGGCAGCACGCTCCGAACGGTCTCACCCTTCGACGGCAAAGCCTATAAGCGGATGTTGTGATTCAGCAAATAACTATTTGACAACTCCACCCAAGTAAATGGCACGCGATCTTTTCATCGATTTAACAAACCTGAGACTTGCGGCGAATGTTGCAAGTTTGGCACCGTCTGGCTCCCCGAACTTCACACGTGGCGACATCACGGCATTCAACCTGTATTTCTTGGAAGCAACTGGGGATATTGCCGTTCCGTTTGAAATTACAGATCAAGCAGCGTCTTCTGTGAATTTTGCTATTGGCGATCTTGCCGCACTTCCAACAAACGGAACCTTCACACTATCGTTTGCGGCTGAGACAAGCGGAGCGTTGAGCTATTCAGCTACCGCAGGGGCAATTTCATCCGCCCTAAATGCGCTTACAACAATCTCGGCAGCAGGAGGTGTTTCTGTCTCTGGTGATGCCGTTGGCCATGCCACTATTCAATTCAATTCAAATGGTCTTAGAACGGCAATCACAGCAAACACCGCATTACTACTGCCAGACACAACGGCAAGCATCACGATACGGAGAACGGGAAGCGCAACGCAGCCTGAGATTCAAGACCTCGATCTGTTTGTCAATCCTTACGTCTTGCAACCAACTTGGACGGACTCAGGCACGGCATTAACCGCAACGATTGCGACCACGATTACCGGAACGTCATCCATAAACAACACGCAAGCCATATCGTTGTCACGTCCTGCCGTTGCTGGCGCATTTACGCTTACGATGCCGACAACCTTCAATTCAGTAACCAGCGTTGTTACGGACGGGCTTTTCATTACGGCCAACAATCACGGACTTGCCACAAGCCAACAGGTGACGCTGACCGGATTCTCCGCGATGACTGGGTTTCTCCAAGACGGCACGCCATACTTTGTAAATTCGCTTCCCTCTCGTCAACAATTCACGCTTGCGGTAACCGCTGGCGGAACTACTTTGACAGGCAGCGGGACAACTGGCGTATCGTGCGGAGCGACCACGGTAATTCAATCCACAGATCCTCTAAGCTACACGACAACCTCGGCAGAACTGCAAACGGCATTACAATTACTCGGTTCTATCGGCACAAATAACGTTGCGGTGATTGGAGATAATACAAGCGGATACGGAATTACATTCGTAAATGAAAAAGGATTTACCAGCTTCCCGACGATGGGATTTGTAAGCACCCTTTCAGCTGCACCAATCAAATCAGCATCGGTTGATTTTACGGGTTTGAATTTGAGGGATGCGATGACGGCATCAAGTGTGCCATTCACCCTATCGATTCAACTTAATGCCGTTAGCCAAACGACGACCGTTGTCCAACAGGATTGTTTTGTTGTGGAGAAATTACAACGATAGCGCATCTGAAAATAAAAAAATGAATACTCTGTTTCAAAAACTAAAAGAACCGTCCACCTATCGCGGCGTTGCAATCATTGCTGGCGTTGCTGGTATTAGTTTGGATCCGTCAGCTTGGCAAACCATCGGAACTTTGATCGCTTCCATTGTGGGGCTGATTGAAATATTTCGCAAAGAAAAATGAACCGAGCAAAAGACATTGCTTTTGGCATGGTGGTTATTGCCTTTTTTGTAATCCTCATTTCATTCATCACGGGGTGTTCATCATTTGGGACACCGGAATTTTGCGTCAAGACTGATTACGGTTCCTTCTGCTATACGCTGCCAGAAATTCCGGTATTAAAGGATAAATGATTCTCGATGACAGATCAGAGCGCAATCTTGCAACTCTGCATCCGGATTTGCAACAGAGGGCAGCGTCTTTTATAGGTGCCGCGAAAATGATGGCGCAGTCGCGCAACCTGGATGTTCGCATTATCAGCGGGACTCGTTCCTATTCTGAGCAAGATGCGATATACGCTAAAGGCAGGACAACTGCCGGGCGCATCGTTACCAATGCGAGGGCTGGATTTTCAAACCACAACTTCGGGATTGCTTTTGATATTGGGGTTTTCCAAGGCAAGGCATATTTAGGCGAGCACGCATTATACGACGAGCTTGGTCCGCTCGGAGAAAGCTTGGGACTTGAGTGGGGCGGACGCTGGAAGAAGATTGTTGATAAGCCTCACTACCAATTCCGGCCTAAGTGGGCGGCCAATATGAACCAGTCTCAAATGCTTGCTGGATTGCGTCGAAGAGCGGCGGGAAATCTCGACATTCTTTCCTAATTTTGCAGTCGCAAAAGCGTCCAAGGAAAAAATATTTCCGATTCGAAAATAAATCCCTCTGCGCTCAGACGCCCTATTTATGAGGGTTCAAGGGGTGTAAAGCTTTTTTTGATGGGGGGTCTCAAAAAAAAATAAAAAAAAGATTTACACTTAAAAAAAATAGAGAAGAATGAATCACATCAAAGGCGCAACGCCGATGAAAGAAAAAAAAGAAATAGAAAATATGAAAACTATCCTACCGACCGTTCACATGAATGGGACAAGCCATGATGACCTGTGGCAAGGCTATGCAGCGGCCTATGAGGCAGTTCAAGCAGCACAGAACGAGATTGGGAAAATTGAGTTCAATGCTCGAGACTACTATGTGCAATCCGATGATGCGTTCCCAAAAGCAAGGGATCAACGCCAAGAAATGTGGGAAGCACTCAAGCAAGTTGAAGCGTATTTATTCTCGCACCTAATTTCCCTGCAAGAACAGAAAAGATAATATGAATCCAACCGACTGCCAAATGATCTGTTGGTTCTTCGAGGGGATTGCCAAAATCGGAATCCCCTTGTTCCTAACAATCGCAGCATTCCAAATTTACAAAAAATGAGTTCCATCGAAAGAACATCATCGACTTGTCTGCCGCCAGAGGCGTATATTCACCTATGGAAAAAGTGCGAGAAATCAGAGCCGCCTAAATTCAAATCAACTTGCATACCCAAAAAATATGAACTCAAAAACGGAAAGTGAACTTCTCTTTACACGGGAGGTTCTCTGCGCGATGATTCACAGGGCGGTTTTGGATGCTCAACTGACGCCCGATAAATATATGCGGCAACATACGAAAAATATGAATGAGAAGTTCCAACAGGATGCTCTTCATTTCATCCGAAGCGAAGGGTTCAAGGATATTTGTAATGCTCTTAGTTTGCCTTCTGAGAAGTTGAAAAGGGTCGCATTTGTATGATTCTGGCAATTGATTCTGGAACAACGCAATCAGCCTTCGTCCAATACGATGAATGCAAAAGTCTAATTGTCGATCACGGAATCTTGCCAAATCCAGAGATGAGGCAAATCCTGATCGGCAGGGAATATGATTTGGTTGCGCTCGAAATGATCGCTTCGTATGGTATGCCAGTTGGAGCAAGCACATTTGAAACGTGCCTCTGGATTGGACGGTTTATCGAGGTTGCCAGAACAGAGACAAGGTTAGTTTACCGCAAAGAGATAAAAATGTATCTGTGCGGGTCAATGCGAGCAAAAGATGGAAACGTCAGGCAAGCATTGATTGACAGGCTGGGGGCGCAAGGAACAAAAAAGGACAAGGGTCCGACCTATGGAATTTCCTCACATTCGTGGGCGGCACTTGCAGTCGCCGTATATGCTGCAAACAACAATAGAAAATAAAAATGAAAATAGTAAAAGGAAAACAGAAACGAGCGCAAAGAGTTGTGCTTTATGGCGTGGAGAGCGTAGGCAAATCCACATTCGCGGCAAACTTCCCGAAACCTTTGTTTCTGGACGTGGAAGGCGGAACGGCGCATCTTAATGTTGATCGTGTGGAAATCAACTCAGCGGATGCGCTGACTTCGGCATTGGCTGAAGCCAAGAAGCTGAACTATGAAACGATCGTAATTGATTCGATCGATTGGACGGAACGTCTCATTGTCGAGGGATTGCTTGCCCAGCATAAAAAAACGTCCATTGAGGATTGGGGGTATGGAAAGGGCTGGGTTATGGTCGCGGAGAAGACAGCGAGGCTTCTCACGTCACTGGATGCCCTGATTGAAGCAAACATCAATGTTGTCTTGATCGCTCATAGCAAAGTTCAGCGAGTTGAGCCGCCAGACCTAATGACCGCATACGACAGATACGAGCTCAAACTATCAAAGCAATCGTCGCCACTCGTTAAGGAATGGGCGGATGAACTTTGGTTCCTCAAGTTCAAAACGAAGGTTATGCAGTCCGAGGGCGGCAAAAGCAAAGGCATGGGAGGCAAGGAGCGAATCATGCTTACGACTCATTCCGCAGCCTACGATGCAAAGACGCGAAGTGGTCTGGCTGAAGAGTTGCCGCTTACTTGGGATAGCGTGGCGCACCTGTTCGCAGTTGAGAAGAAGGTTGCCATTGTCGAGGCGGCGGAGACTTCCGGAGATTGGGAGCAGAAGGTGACTGCAAACGAGGAATTGATTAACAGGTTTCTTGTTGCCAGAAGCGTAATTATCGAAGGCTTAACTTGGCGCGATTGCTCGCCGGATTACCTCAAGCGAATCTCTGGTAATGTTGATAAATTCATCGCCACCGCTCAAGAATGGGGGAACAACTAATGAAAGAGATTAGTCCATCAGTAACACCAAAACTGGCATCCTGCCCCTTATTTGAAGGGGCGGGAGGATCAAGCGCAGCCGCTGAAAGAGGAACAAACATAGATATTGTCATCCGCGAGTTAGTTGCTGGCATTGAGCCTTCGATAAAACTTGAGAGCGAAGATATTTATGTCGCCACTTGGGGAGAAACCAAACTTAAGGAACTTGCGAAAGGAGAATATATTGAGACACGCGAAGAATACCTTGGCATGGCAGTCCCGCATCTTGGCAAGATGGGAACAGCCGATGGAAGATGTAAGTCTCTCAGCTGGGTATCCGACATCAAAACAGGACAAGTGCGAAATTACCGCGAGCAATTGGCGTGCTATTGTTTAGCCTGTATGAACGATGAGTTCAAAACATCCTATACAGCGCACGTCATTTACGTGGATCAGGAGTGCGTGAGATCGTATGACTTCACCTATGACGAAGCCGAGAGGATTGTTCTGAATGTCTTGGAAAAGGCGACCAGTAAATACGCAGAGCCAACACCGTGTGAGTATTGTTCTTGGTGTAAGCATTATACGACTTGCAACAAGATCGTTACGCAAGCGGAGTCTGCTATTGCTTTGATTCCAGCGGAAGAGGGTCGATCCCTAACCCAAATTAAGGATTTGATCCTATCAAGCAATGAGTCAATGGGCGACTTTGTGCGCAACTGGAAGCTTGCAGAAAAGGAAATCGCTGAACCTGTCATTGATGAAATAAAAGCACGCCTCAAGTCAGGCGCGGAAATCACAGGATGGAAACTGACAACCGGAAGCGGTAGGAAGTTCGTTGAGACGCCAGCAATTGCGGACGCTTCAAGAAATGTGTCCATTGAAACGATCATTCTTGCATTGGGCGGGAAGATGAGCGATAAGAAATACTTTGAACTCTGCGCGAAAAACGGTGTCGAGCCGGATTTTGAAGCAATCAAATCAGGTTCAGAAATTGAAACCTTACGCCAAGTCAAAAGTAAATAATTTCCTCGCGTAGCTCAATTGCTACGCAGGGGCAAAGGGGGGCTGCGCATCCCAAAAAACGCAGACCAAACAAAACAGAAACTAAAATAGAAAAAAATAAAATGCCTACATACAAAGCAAGCGAACCCAAAAAAGCAGAAATCTACTTCGTCAAACCAGACGTTTACGAGGTTGAAATCAGGAAAGCTATTGAGAAGGTTTCAGTGCGCAGCGGAAACACGATGATCAAACTCACGTGCACCATCATAATGCCTGACGGTGGGGACGGCCCCGAGGTTTGGGAACACCTGACGTTCACGGAAAAGGCCGCATGGAAGATCGATCAGGTTCTAACAGCGGTTGAAATAGCGGTTACTGCTGGGGAGGACATTGATGTTCAACCAGAACATTTGATCGGTAAAAAAGGCATTTGCCTTATTGGAGAAGAAGCAGGATCAGAAAATCCAGACCATCGGTTTAACAAAATCGAGCGTTGGTTTTTCGGGGACGAAAAGAAGGCGTGGCTATCTGGGAGTAAAAGCAATCCTACGGTTGCAGCATCCAAATCAATCCCAAGCAAACCAATAAAAAGCGTCCCTATTCAGACGGATGTGGAAGGTGACGAGATTCCATTCTAAGTGATAACTAACGTCCTCTCAATCCGACTTGTGATCTGCATGAATGAATGCCCAATTGGTTTGCGACTGCAAAAGGAAGAGCCGCTACCAGTTTACCAGCATACTTACGATGACAGCGAGGATGGGAGGGCGTTAGCCTTACACCACCTTGAGAAAATAAGAAGCTATGTCGAAAGAAACAAAGAGGTAGGAAATAAAAAGAAATGAAAGATCCGAAATGGAAGTGGAAGGGATATGTCATGCGTTCGTGGCCGAGTCCCGATGATGAGATTCCGAGGTTTGATTATGAGGCATTGATTGATGATCAATGGGTGGAGGTGTTGAGTGGGGCATTTGATTTTGATCCCGTTCAAGCGCAAATCGCGTTAGATGCATATCTGCTGAAAACAAAAAAATGATCCTCTCACCAGACTTCTGCGATCATTACAAGACTAAAATCTTGATCAGGCTCGCTGGTCACTCCGGAGTTTTTAGCCTTCTCAAGCTGTGGGGGCAATGTCAGTTTCGACGCTCTGAGCGTCTTGAGAAGCCTCCGGAAATAATAGCGGCCATAGCTGACTGGAATGGCGATCCAAAGGAGTTTGAGAAGGCACTAATCGAAAGCGGGTATGCGAGGCGTGACGGGAAGACGCTGATCATGCACGATTGGGAGAGCCAGAACAAGAAAATCATCAGTAATTACTCAAACGGGCAGAAGGGCGGCAGACCAAAAGCCAATGAAAAAGAAGGCAAAAAACCTTTCAATTTCAAGCTGTGAAAATAACCCAAACGAAACCCAACGGTAACCCAAACGAAACCCATCCATAACCCACAGGTAACCCACAGCGAACCACACGGGGATGAGATAGATAGATAGACTATCTATCTTCTATCGAAGATAGATTAGCTTCGCTCTCCCGCTTGAGGCGGGAGCGAAGCAAACCAGAGAGAGAAAACAATGGCAAAACTAAGGAGAGAAAATAAACCAGAAAATAGACCAAGGAATATGTCGAGCGTTCCAATGAACGCATCGGCAGAAAAGGCGGCGATTTCAATTATCCTCCAGAACCACGCCGCACTCGACTTGGCAAAATGGGATGCGGACTTGTTCTTCGATCCAACGAACAAGGAATTGTTGTCGATCGCAAAGGAGAACCATCATCTGGGCAATGCTGCCGATCCGTTCAAGCTGCAATCCCTACTTGAGGAAAAGGGAACCTTTGAAGCCGTGGGGGGGGCGTATGGGTTCACGGAAATCTTCACGGCATACCCAGCACCGGATGCGGTGATGGCGTTGGAGTTCCGAAAAGACTTGATGCGAGCGAGAAAATACAGAAAGGCATTGGCAAAGCTTTCCGAGAGCAATCAGGACATTCGGGAGATGCGAGCTGACTTGGTGGGGATTGGTCAAAGTTTGTCTTCCGAGGATGAAGAGTCAGAACCCAAGACATCGCTTGCGCAGCAATGCTTGGCGTTAGTGACAGAATTGGAGCGAGAGACGCCACCAGAGCGATTGAGGACAGGGATTGATGGGTTGGATGATTTGCTTAACGGGGGATTTGAGCGTGGGACGGTCGCTGTATTCGCTTCTGAGACTTCGGGGGGTAAATCCATTGCTTTGCTGCAAACTGCGCTCTGCGGGGCTTGTGACGCCAAGAAAGGGGTCATCTTTAGCCTGGAGATGAGTGCAACGCAGGTTCTGGCGCGGATGGTTGGAAACATATCAGGAGTTAAGTGTGTTTCAGCGTTTGAAAATCCGAACAAAGCACAGATGGCCGGAATTAGCGCGGGAATTACCAAGCTTTCCAAACTGCCAATCATCATCGAGGACAAAATCAGCAGCATCGATGAGATAGAGGCATTTTGCAGGAGGGAGGCAAAAAACGGACTCGATTGGGTCGTTGTCGATTACATTCAACTTTGCTCGGCATCAGCGGAGAGCCAATCAGAAACCAGAGAGCAACAGGTGAGCGAAGTCGTGAGGAAGCTGAAGCTTCTGGCGTTGAGATACAATCTTTGGATTCTTACAGCCTCACAGGTAAACGACAAGGGAGAACTGCGAGAAAGTAGGGCGATCGGCCACCATCCAGATTACGTCCTTGTCATCGACCATTCAGATCATCCAGACTCGTTAATTCGGATCGTGAAGAATCGGAATGGTGTGCGATACGTAAATGCCGATGTTCAAATGCAGGGCGAAATCTCTAAATTCATTGACCGATGAAGTGCGTTCTTTGCAACAAGGCGACAAGCGTAATAGACACACGCAACAAGCTGCAAGAGACGATGAGGCGCAGGGAGTGCGTATCGTGCAATGTTAGGTTCAACACGATAGAAAAAGTATTCGGAAAAGTTTCGAGCGACCGGACAAAAAAGGTTGTGATGAAGGATGCGTTCATCCGCTCTGAAGATGATTGGATCGAGCGAGTTCCAAGATCAGATTATGCTGATCGAATTTTCGGCAAAATTGGGCGTTGACAACCAAGAATATTTCGATACGATCAAAACAGATGAACGACTTCCGCGATCCATCCGAATACGATGAAGCAAGTTATACGCAGGACTTTTACTTTGACGAGGAAAGGGAAGGGTCAGGAAAAACAAGTTATCGGGAAGCGTCAGAGAAACTTATTGCGGTTCTCAACAAAAGCCTTACATTCCTCTCAGACCATGGCTACTCACGAAGCAAAACGTTGTGGGGAGTGGCATTTGCTCTCGGGCATCCGCTCACGGCTGGGATGTCAATGCTGGAAGCTGGGCGAACACTTGGATGCACAAAACAGGCGATCAGCAAGATCGCAATGGATTTCTTACAGGAAACAGGATTGCCGCCATCAGCGGCACTAAAGTCAGAACAGGCGAAAACCACATACAAAATAACCAATGGAAACAGAAAACAAAATACAGACAATAACACTTGTAGTTGATGAGACTACAAAGATTAACCGCATTGAGCAAAGCATCCAAGAGGCATACAACGAGGCAGTCGTGCTATCGCTTGAGGCAAAGAACAACGCTCGCGCAGCGGTCATGCGGATGGCAGATTGCGGCGACCTGATCCTAATCGGTAGGGAACAGGTCCGAGCTAACAAGCGGGAGTGGATAGCGAACATCGGAATCCCGATTGATAAAATTGAAAAGCTGATTGCCCTCTCACGCAATAGGGATCAGTTGGAGTTGGAATTGTGGCCGCCGGATGTTGCGAAGCTTGGCGCACAGGCCATCGGAATCCTTCCGCAATACTCTTTGGCTAACAAGCAAGAGGGAGACTCAGAACGCTCCACGATCCCGTCAAACAACTGGCTCACCCTGACGGGCAAACTGAACACTTCACTTGCAGGGCTGTTCGTCGCAAAACCATTGAGCGATTGGCGCGACGATGAAAAGCAAAATCTGAAGGTTGCGCTGAAAGCAATCGTTGACATTTACGAAAACCTTTGATTTTAAGGGGTCAATGTCTGACACGCTTGCGCTGGGGGAGGGGCAAAAATTTAAGAAAACTCTTAAATTTGCCCCTACAGCGGGGGTAAGCAGACTCTCTTAAAATGGGTATGAACAATGTCAAAATTCTCAGTTATACAAAAAACGCATGAAAATCGAGAAAATCCTTACTGAAAAGCTGATTCCTTACGCACGGAACGCAAAAAAGCACGACGAGATTCAAATTTCAAAAATTGCTGGATCGATTAGAGAATTTGGTTTTAACAATCCAGTTTTGATCGACTGCGACAACGGGATCATTGCTGGGCATGGTAGGGTGATGGCCGCGCAGAAGCTTGAACTTGCCGAGGTTCCTTGCATCAGGCTCGATCACTTAACCGACGTTCAGAGGAAAGCCTACATTCTCGCCGACAACAGACTGGCGGAGATCGGTGGCGGATGGGATGAAGAGATTCTTAGAAATGAGTTGAAAGGATTGCTGGGGGAAGGAATCGACATTTCGGGCTTGGGGTGGGATGATGGATGGGAGGATGATTTAGAGTCGAAGGGGGATGCGTATACGAGGAAAGTTGAGTCGCCAAAATATGAACCGAAGGGAACTAAACCATCGATCCCTGAATTGTTTGATGATTCAAAAACAAAAAAGATAATTGAAAGCATAAATCTTTCAAAGCTTTCAAAGGATGAGAAGGATTTTTTGATTACGGCTGCGCAAAGGCATACGGTTTTCAACTTTGAAAACATTGCGGAGTATTACGCACATTCCTCGAAGGAGGTTCAAGAATTGATGGAGGAATCTGTTTTGGTAATTATCGACTTCAAGAAGGCGATCGAGCTTGGGTTTGTTTCTTTGACTGAAAAAATAAATGAGATGTATAACATAGATAATCCAGATGAAGAATAAAGACTTTGTTGCTTTCATTTTAACCCACGGGAGAGCGAGCAAAGTTTATACTTTCAATTCGTTAAAGAAGCACGGATATACTGGAAAGGTTATTATTTTAGTTGATAACGAAGACAAAACATTGGAGGAATACAATAAGAAATTTAAGGGCATCGTTAATGTTTTCAACAAGAAGAAAATATCTGATACATTTGACGAGGGCGATAATTTTGGGGATAGGCGATCAATCGTTTATGCAAGGAATGCTTGTTTTGATGTAGCAAAAAAACTTGGGATCAAATACTTTATTGAATTGGATGATGATTATACGGATTTTATGTATAAGTTTGACTCTAAAAATAATTATTCTGAAAAGACAAACCTTTCAAACCTTGATTCTGTTTTTGATTCGATGATTGATTTTCTTGAAGCTTCCCAAGCATTGTCGGTTGCGATGGCACAAAATGGAGATTTCATAGGTGGAAAGAATGGAAGCAAAGCGCAAAAGGTTAAACCTTGGCGCAAAGCGATGAACACCTTTGTTTGTTCTACTGAAAGGCCGTTTAAATTCTTTGGCAGGATCAACGAGGACGTTAATTTATATACGTGCGGAGGAAGAAGGGGCGATTTGTTCCTGACGATCCCAAATGTGGCAATCAGGCAAAAGCAGACGCAAAGCAACTCAGGAGGGATGACGGAGTTATACATGGAATCAGGAACATACGTAAAGTCGATGTATTCTGTAATGTATTCTCCGTCATGCGTTAAGGTGATGGATATGGGTCCGGTATTCCGGAGGATGCACCATCGGGTTTCTTGGAAGAATGCAGTTCCGTGTATCTTGGATGAATCATTTAAGAAATGAAAAAGGAAAGCGAGAAACCAGTTGATTTAGAGCAGAAGATAAAAGAGGCCGAGTTTAAGAATATCCTGCAAAAATTAAAGAGCGGGAAAACTCTAACCGCCAGAGAGTCGAAGATCGCTTCAGAATTTGCATCGGAAAAAAAGACAGGGAAACTTACTCAACAGAAAATCGCAAAGGCATGGGGGATGACGCAACCCAACGTCCACAAGATGGTCAAGGCAGGAATGCCGATGACTTCGATGGCCGAGGCTGAAGCGTGGCGCAAGAAATTCCTTGAAACCAATGGGAGGGGAAAGGATGCGCCGAAAGGACTGAACGAGGCGAGGCTACGCAAAACATTGTTGGAATGCGAACGGATTGAATATGCGCTTGCAGTTGATCGGGGTGAATACGTGAAGAACCTGGAGGTGAGAGAAGCAGGGATTAGATTTGGGGCAATCCTATCGGCAAAGCTTTCCGCGCTTGTAAACGATGCCAGCGGAGCTTTAGCAGGATTGGGGGAAGTGGAATTGAGGAAGAAGTTGAATGATCGAGTGCAGGGCATTTTGGGAGAAATGCAGGGGGAACTTTTGAAAATATGATCAATCCGTTATTGGAAGGCATAGCGGCCGGCATCAAACTGGCGTATTCTGGGACGATTCTTGATTGGGCAAGTGAGAATGTGAATTTTCCTAATTCTGATCGTGCGAGCAGATTTGATCCAAGCGTTGCGCCTTGGCTGAACGATCCCTTGCTTGCGGCAAGTGATGACGAGACAACGCAAATCTTTCTTCGCGCCCCTACTGGTGGAGGAAAGACGACAATGATGGAAACGATTGCGTGTTTTATTGTCGCTCAGAAGTCTGGACCGACATTGTTTGTGGGTCAAACTGACGATATGGTGAAAGATTGGACTGAAAGCCGATTGATTCCTATTTTCAACGAGTGCCAGCCTGTCAGGGAACTATTCCCTCAAGACAGGCACGCAATGCGCAAAACTACGATCCTGTTCCCGCACATGGTTCTTTTCGCAGGAGGGGCGAACATGACAAACCTTCAAGAGAAGTCCATGCGTTACTGCATTGGGGACGAGGTTTGGCGGTGGAAGGGAGGAATGATCAAGGAACTCAAGGCACGGCATCACGACAGATGGAATCGGAAGACAATTCTTGTCTCGCAGGGATGGGATGCAGGGCATGAAGCAGACGTCGAATGGGAGAGTGGGACAAGGGAAGCTTGGGGATGGGAATGTTCCCAATGTGGGAACTGGCAGAGATACTTATTTGAGGCTATAAAATACGTTGCTGACAGGGATGAAAGGAACAATGTTCTATGGGACAACGTGCAAGACTCTGTGCGGATGGTTTGCGAGCATTGCAAGCACGAATATCAGGACACGGCAGCAGTCCGTAGGGATTTATCAACGAGATCCAGCTATCGATCATTAAACCCGCATCCGATTCGTGGTCATAAATCTTACGAGTATCCGGCTTATGCCGTCTGGTGGATTCCTTGGTTTACCATCGTTAAGGAATGGATTGAGGCGAACGAGGCAAAGAACAGCGGGAACATTGAACCGCTAAAACAATTCGTGCAGAAACGGAAGGCGCAAACTTGGCAGAATGAAATCACGAGCGACTTGCCAGAAATATCGGTGGGCGACTTTTCCAAAACAGAATTTTTGGAAGGGCAGAAAATAGATGGGGAGCATCGGAGGTTTCTGTGCGTGGATAAACAGCGGGATCACTTTTGGGCAATCGTCCGGGCGTTTAGGGTTGACGGGTCTTCGATGCTTCTGCACGAATCGCGTCCTTTGACTTGGGAAACCATCGATGCAATCCAATCGCAGTTCGAAATCCAACCGAGGTGCGTGGTTATTGATGCTGGGTATGATACGCCGCTGGTTTACGAACAATGCGCACGAAGAAATTGGACCGCCTCCCACGGATCAGGGCAAGATGGATTTTATCACATGGAGGGGAGCAGAAGGACGCGTCGATTTGTTTCTAAAATTGAAGGGGCGCAAGCCGGATCGGACGGGCTAAAATGCGCATATTTTTTCTACAGCAACGAAAAGGTGAAGGACAAGTTGGCATCGCTTCGACAGCCTGATGCAACATTGAAATGGGAAGTCCCGAGGGATGTTTCCGACAATTACCGCAAGCAAATGTTGAGCGAGATGAAAAAGGATATTGTGAACGCAAAGACGAAACAGGTTGAGCAAAGATGGGTGCGCATTGGTGGAAGGCCAAACCATCTTTGGGACTGCGAATGTATCGCAATCGCATCGGCAATGTTGGCAGGAGTTTTGCCGATAGGCGCGGAGGCGTAGTGTTTATCAGGGTTTGCGGGTGGGTAAAAATAAATGAAAAAAACTATTTACAGAAATCAAATTCTGTGAGAGATTAGAAACATCAAAGGGAACGAATCCCAATGATAGAAACAAAAATAGAAATAGAAAAAATGAACATCACAAAAGCAACCTTCAAAAGCTTCATCAAAAAAAATAAGAACAACCTGCAAGTTTGGGTTAAATCTTCATTCGATGGAATGACAGATTGTGTTCAATCAATTGGTGGTTCTTTCAAGCCAGTTGAAGAGTCTGAAAAATGGGTCGAGCATAGCTTGGGAATCAAGGGAGTTTGGCTCGTTAATGGTGGAGGCGATTACTTCACCAAGTTTGAAGAAAACGGAATGGTTGGAATCGAGTATTACAATTGTTGCGGTCAGGGGATTCTTGCAATCCCTGCATGATTTTTGTTCTCCCCAGAACATCAACAAAAAATAAACCTAAACAGAAATAGAAAATATGAACGACGAAAAACAAATGGAATTATTCGGCAAATCAGAAAATACAATTGATAATTTAATCAATTCAATTTCCGCCCTTCAATTAGCTGAAAAAGTTGATGCGTTGAATCAGATAAGATTTAAGCTGCATCAAATTTCCCCATTCAAAAATGAACCTGTTGATTTTGTACGATGGGTAAAAAATGACTTGGTTCATTCAAATGACTACAACCCGAATAGCGTTGCCCCTCCAGAAATGGAATTACTTCGTTTATCAATAGACTCTGATGGCTATACTCAACCAATTGTTTCAATGTCTGATCCTGATGGTAGCTTTGAGGTTATTGATGGGTTTCATCGACATCGAGTAGGGAAAGAATGTGAAAGCATACAATCACGAATTTGCGGATACTTGCCACTCGTTCAAATAAGAGAAACGCAAATCGATAAGACGAACCGTATGGCATCAACAATCCGTCATAACAGGGCAAGGGGTAAGCACGCTGTAAATGCGATGTCTGATATTGTCATCGAATTGAAAAAAAGGAATTGGAATGATGAGCGAATCGCAAAAGAACTTGGAATGGATAGCGATGAGGTTTTAAGGCTTTGTCAAATTTCTGGATTACAAGATGTTTTTTCAGATCAAAAATTTAGTCAAGCATGGGATTCTGCAATTGTTGATGAAGAGAAATTTAATTTGTTAGATGAATCAGACATTTCAGAAAGTGAGCAAGACAATGAAAGAATATTCCACGAATGGGAAGATTGGGAATGCTTCCCATCTGGATTCTATTCAGACAAGCCACCGAAGAGTATGACTGCCGAAGAATGTGAGATTTTGTATAAAGATTTTTTATCTGACATTCCAAGATTTGAATCAGCATTAAAAAAAGTGATTGAGCAATGGAAGAACTCTTGTGAGCATTATTTAACAAATTCAAAAATGAATCGCATCGCTTGGCTTGGACAAGCTTCGCTTTGCATTGATTCTGGAATACCCTCACGTTTTTGCGGTGGGTATAACCTGCTTTCAAGTGAACAACAAAAGGATGCAGATTTAAAGGCATTAGAGTATTTAAATATCTGGCTTTTAAAAAATAATAGAACTCAGCTTAAATGGGAAGAGGCTCAATCAAAAACGAAAGCAGACATTTATTAATATGCAACTTAAAAGACCGATCTCAAAAAACGTATTGACTGCTGCAAAGGAAAGAATTGCATATACATTTGATAATTTTGAAAAAATACTTCTTTCATTTTCTGGAGGGAAGGATTCTTCTGTAATGTTTCATTTAGTAATGGATGAAGCAATTCAAAGGAACCGGAAAATTGGGATAATGCTAATTGATTTTGAAGCTCAATATATTGCTACATCAAATCATGCCCGTGAAATGTTTGAATTATACAAAGATCACATTGAATTACATTGGATATGTCTTCCAATGAAACTAAGAAATGCTGTATCGAATTATCAACCTTCATGGACTTGCTGGGATGATGATCATAAAAATGATTGGGTGAGGCAAATCCCTAAATTTGATGGAGTAGTAAGTGATCAAAATTATTATCCATTTTTTGTAAAAAACTTAGAATTTGAAGAATTTATAATTATGTTTGCTGAATGGTATTCCAATGGGAATCCATTAGCTGTTTTTGTTGGAATACGCGCAGACGAAAGTTTGAACAGATTTAGAACAATTGCTGTTTCCGATAAAGAAACATATAATAATAAAAGATGGACTACAAAAATAACAGGGGGTATATATAACGTATATCCAATATATGATTGGAAAACGAAAGATATTTGGATTTATAATAAAAAAGCTGATAAATGTCATAATCACATTTATGATTTAATGCATCAAGCTGGAGTTCCTTTATCACAACAAAGGTTGTGTCAACCCTATGGGGATGATCAAAAAAAAGGACTATGGTTATACCATATACTTGAACCACAAAGTTGGTTTAAGGTTGTAGCTCGCGTTAATGGGGCAAATAGTGGTTCGTTATATATTAATGAAATTGGTAATATAAATGGAATCAATAAAATAACATTGCCTCCCAATCATACATATAAAAGTTTTTGCAATTTGCTATTATCAACATTGCCTGAAATCAGCAAAGATCACTTTATTGAAAGGTTTAAGGATCATATTAAGGGATGGAGGAAAAGAGGATATAATGGTGAAATACCAGATTACGCACCAAAAGAATTAGAAAACAAGCATTGGGTTCCATCTTGGAGAAGGCTTTGCAAAGTTCTTTTAAGAAATGATTGGTGGTGCAAAGGACTTGGCATGACTCAACCGAAGTCTGATGCGTATGCAAAATATCTTGAAATCAAGAAGAACAAAAATAAATTAACTAAAAAATAATTATTGCGGGAGGGTAAACCCTCCCGCACTCTAAATATGAAAAACTATCCTCAATGGTCTTGTTGGGAATGCGGCATCAAGCACGGCACAAAAAAAGAACGGATCTCAACATGGCACTTCGGCAAGTGCGATGTTTGCAACCAGAACAAAAGCGTAACAGAACCCCGCGACTTCGGGCACTTCCAAAAGTGGTTCGACAAAAAAACAAAATGAGCGACCAATGCGAATTTGAGTTTCACGAAAAAAGGAAACTGGCAATCAAGTTTGAACTCTTTCACGCTTCCAATCCTCATGTTTACGCCTCGCTTGTTGCTTTAGCACGGCGATTTAGAGCAAAGAACAGGAGCGCGCAAACGGGAATTAAAATGCTGTATGAAGTTTTGCGATGGGAGTATTTCTTGGCGACAGATAGTCAAGACGAATACAAGTTGAGTAATTCCTACACGGCATTTTACGCTCGTTTGATAATGCAGAACGAGCCAGACTTGGAAGGGATTTTTAACCTTAAACAATCAGTTGCAGACCATGAATGATTCAAAAAAATTCAGCATCCTTTCCGATCTGGATGCTTGTCCACTCCACCGAAAATCACCATTCGGAATAACAAATGTTACGCAAACCCAATTTTCCATTGCGCGGTATTATGGCGGAATCAATTTCAATGGCAGTATGTATATTTACTATCCCGACACAGATGAATTGATTCGTGAAGATGTTATGAAATGGAAAGCGAAACAATTAAAGGCGAAGAATAAAAAAAATGAAAATCTACAGCAAGAATTGATATGAACGGCACACCAGAAACAAGCAACGAAAGAACCTTGAAGTTAGCTTTGGAAGTATTTACTGAATTGGCAAAGACTCTCAAGCAAGAGCGCGACGAGGCGAGGGAGGCGTTATCGGATTGGGAGAATGCGGCACTTCATGTTGAGGCAGACCATCCAGATGAGAAGCATTGCGGATGCGTCCCTGTGTTGCGGAAGCTGTTGACTGATGCGCGGGAGGCGTTTGTTATTGCAACAGATCAAATGGTTATTGCTCAAGGAAAGTTACGCGAAGCAAATAAAGAGCGCGACGAGGCGCGGGAGGCATTGATGAAAATCGAGGATTTATTTATTGATGGCACAGACATTTACGCGGACAGAGAAAATATGGGAATTATTGCCAGAAACGCATTGGAGGGCGCGAAATGAGTGACACACCAGAAACAGATGCGGCTGAATACTTAATTTCAATTGGCAGAAAAAACGATGAGTGGCTTGTCCAGTCAGAATTTGCTCGCAAACTGGAGCGCGAGCGCGACGAGGCGCGGAGCGAACTTGTTAAGGTTGAAAATGAACGAGATCATTGGAAAAAAATTGCATCGGCTTTTGAAGTTTTAATGCCTCCGGTTGGCGGAAAACGCATTCTGAAAATCATTGAACGAGACGGATGGAAATGCGCTTATTGTGGAGTTGAGACTTGTTTCAATGGCTGGGATGGCCCGATGCCTACGGTCGATCATATCACGCCAAAGGCCAAAGGCGGATTAGATCACATCGCAAATTGCGTTGTGGCTTGCAAAGATTGCAACTCAGCAAAGTCCGACCAAGAGGATTGGTCTCCTAATAGCGGAGAACAAAAAGAGAAAAACACATGGGCATGGGAAGATGGAAAATTTCGCAAGAGAAACTGGT